ACCCAATATTCATAGTAGTAAATAATGGGACCATGCGCTCATCAAAGATGATGTGGTTAAGACTCAAGTCATTAACAATGCCTAGATAGCGCAGGCTCTTTCCTAGGTGTAACTCCACAGGAATAGCTGGGAGCCAACCCATATCGGCAGTGCGCTCACCGCGAAGGTAGCTGCTCATAGTGGTGCTCATTAGAACGCGAAGAATATACTCTACATCGTACATCGTACCCTTGTTGTATAGCTCTTTTTCTTCAGCCTTGCTTGGCGGCTTTGCGTAGCGCTCTTCCATTCCAGGTAGCAAGTTTCCATTCTTATCGTAGTACTGCATATCAAAAATGCGGTTAATGACAATCTGGAAAGCTACTGAGCCCTGAGATGCGGATACTCCTGCAAGGTTGAACTTCTCCGTACCTGACGTCATCATGGTTACGTCCACGTTTGGAGAAGTAAAGTACGTCATAGCAACAGTGCCTGGGTTGTACTGAAACTGGAATCCCCAGTTCTCTTTAGCAGTCTTAGAGTTCTTAGGGTCCGGGTCGCTAGGGCTTGAGCCCCAAGCCTTCAGTACCTGCTCAGAGGTTACAATCATTCCCTTGCTTCCAGCAACCGAGGTCCATAGGTCAGCGGCCTTACTGACCACTCCAGGCTGGTTATTATTCTTCATAAGCTGCGAGTTTGTAGCTTGGTTAAGGTAGGCGCTAAAGTAGTTCTCCCTAACAGCACTCGCGTTGTATACGACTGGAGTAAATGCGTTATTGTTAGGGTTTCCTCCACCAACAGCGGGTAGCTCAAGCACCTTATCAGATGCGGCGTTTACTGCTGCTCTTGAAGATATCTGTTTAAAAGAAGCTTGAGTAGAGCGGTCAATTCGGAATTTGTTGTAGTCGTTGACTACTGCGTTATTCCTGTCCGCCTTTAGTGTTGCAATCTCAGCCTCAATCTTAGAGACCTCATCGAAGTCGGCTTGAGTAGTCGCTTCATTAATAGCGTTTGCTCGTTCGTTTTCTTTAGCAAAAATCTCATTGTCGTACTGTACAACTCGCTCTTTAAGATTTGCTTCTCGCTCAGGGTCATTGGAAAGGTTCTTATAAAGACTAGGAAGAACCTCTGTTCTTTGGCGCTTTGCTTCCTTAGCTTGGTCTCTCCATGATAGTACTTTAACTGTCCAGGCCATACTATGCACCTCCAGTGCTTGAAATTAGTGAGTCGTCGTCTAGGTATGACTTTACTAACTGAGCAAACTTAGTTGCATCTGCAGCTGTAACGTCAGGTACCTGAACTACAATACTTACGTTGTTATTAACGCTCTTTCCAGGGGCAGCGTATTGTCCTCCAGGTCTAGAGGAGCCTCCAGGCCCCGCCAATGTATCCGAAGAGGTGTTCATGAAGTAATCCCACATGTTGCTGTTCACACCCATGTTGCTAGCCATACCTTGTACTGAGCTCAAGATACCTGTCTCGTCACCAGAGTATAGGCCTTTAACAAGGTTAAGAGCCTTGTCTCCCATTTGCTGGAACTGCCCAGTTTGCTGGCCATAGTCCTTTAAAGCTGCTGCACTAGTCATATTGCTGCCGTAATTATTTGAGGCCGAACCGCCACCGCTAACTGTGTCGGTGCCTGCGGAAGCTGAGGGGTCGGTTGTCATAGTAGTGCCTTGACCCGTAATCTTATCGGCATCAGCCATTGAGACCCATGTTCCTGGGTCATACGCTCCACGGCCGGTGCTCCATCGACCCTTACGAAGCTCGAAGTGTAGGTGAGGCCCAGTAGAGTGTCCAGTATTACCTGAGGTACCAATGACTTCGCCCTTTTTAACCCACTTACCTCTAGTTACGTTAACAGTAGCAAGGTGTAGGTATACTGACGAGTATTCTTTTCCATCAGCGCCATAGTGTAGAATAGCTACTTGATTACCGCCACTGTTTCCAGACGTCTCATTCTTCTTTCCAGTAATAGCGTTAGTCACCTTACCGTCACCAATAGCGCGTACTGGAGTTCCTTGACGGTAGTTATAGTCAGTTCCACCATGCCTACCGCTACCTCGCTTTTGTCCCCATGCGGCGTTAACTCCGTGGCCACCAGTAATTAGCTTGCTATCGAATAGGTTAGGTGCACCTGAACTACCCTGATTACCACCTGTTCCACCGCCGTTGGAGAATCCAGAGTTACCCATGTTCATGGCTCCAGGCATTCCGCCTTCGTTACCGCCTGTACCGGCCAACAATCCTACTGCACCAGAGGCCGCCATTGCCCCAACCATTCCTGCTGCAGCACTGATTCCGATTGCGCCAGCGATAGGGGCCGCAAAAGGAGTGGCAGGACCAGCCTCAGCCATTAGCCCGGCTATGCTAGAGATTCCCTTTTGTGCGTATCCCGTTACAGTGTCTACGCCACTGACCATACCAGAAACGGTGTTGTGTCCAAATAAAGTTTGTTGAAGGGCGTTTCCTGCACCCATAAAGCTTTCAGCCAAACCACCAGAGGCAACGTTGAGAGCCATAAGTGCTCTTACAGCACTTTCAATTCCTTTTGTATAGTTCTGTTGAGCTTGGTCTAGCGCTTTTGTGTCAGAGGTTAGGAGGTTCATCTGAGCTTGGAGAGGGTTGCGCTCTAGCCCAGTACCGGTAGTGCCCTTGTCCCAAGAATCTGCGGCGTCTTTACCGCCAGACTTGTTTCCTGCACGGTCAAGCATATACTGCTTAAACATCTGTGCACTTTGAGCATCACCCTGGAAGAAGGCGTCAGTAGTTACTCCTAGAGCACCACGACGGATAGACTGCTGAGTCTCTTCTACGCTAGCGTTTCCTCGACCAGCGGTTAGTCTCTGAGCAAGTTCCTCAAAGATTTGTCCTTGAGTCTTTTCCTTGCCTGTTCCCAAGTCAGCTGTGTAAATACCGAAGTTACGCAAAGTCTCTGCAGCACCGCTGGCATTAGTCATTCCCTCGACAGACTGGGCAGCCTCTTCGTTAGAGATGTTCATGTACTTCGCGGCATTGCGAACAGAGTCTAGTGTTTCATTGTAGGTTCCAGAACCTACCCGCATTCCTCGAGCAGATAGGAACTGAGCAACATTAGCATCTGACCCTCTAGAGGTAAGTCCTCCAGCAAGCCGTGAGTGCGTCGCTGCGGACACATCTCTACCAGACATGCGGTTATACACACCGGCGTTGTACATGCCCGTGGCGCGGTCCACAGTCTCTTGTACGCTAGGCATAAATGAGGCCATAGACTGGCTCATACCCTGGTATAGGTTAAGGGCATCTTGCGGACCATAGATACCGCCCATAGCGATAGCCTGGCCCTTAGGGCTCATAGCAGAGAACGTAGAATAGGTTTTAGTATTTAGGCCATAGATACTAGCGTTTCTACGGTTAAGGATGTTTTGGTTACGATTGTACTGCGCCGCGTAATCACCAGGTCGTGCGGGCCCTTGCACGTCACCCATAGTTTGCGCTCGAGCAGCTTCATAAGGGTCTTTAGCTAGTTTAGAGAAGGGCCCCATTCCACCCGGACCGGCAAACTGAGGTCCTGGACCAGACTTACCTGCTTCATGGTAGGAGAACCCCGCAAGAGACGACGGCATAGCAGAAGACTTGTTCTTGCCCTTACCAGAGCCAGAGATTTTATCCGAACTCTTGGCAATATCTTTAGCATCTTTATTAATCTGCTTAAAGTCTTTTGCCATCTTAGAGACGGCATCAGCCATCTCGCGGATAGATTTAGCGAGGTCGTCTAAGTTACTGAGTTCAGCCATTAGCTACCTTTTCCTAACTTGCCCATACCTTTGGCAATTTCTATCCAGTTCTTACGTTCCCTAGGAGGGAGGTCCTTAACTTCTGTCAAGGACCACCCTGGGAAACCTACTACTAAACATGTCCATTCGAACATGAGTGTGTCGTAGTTCGATACCTTAGATGCGAAACAACGCTCCTAAGTTAAACGGAACCACAACCTTTCCTTCGCAATCTGGGCAGTCTAGAACAATATCTTCGAACTGCGGGCCAATATTGCGGCTAACTAATTCGTCTGCAATTTTACGGCGGTCAAGAAGCGGCAGGTTTTGAGCCTGCTGCTTTGACAAGATAGGCGAGCCATCAATTTCTAGGATGCAGTGTCCTAGAAGAATGGTGGTTAGTTCAGCATTGGTCTTATCAATTGCTGTAACCATCTCACGCTG